ATCTCAATGATGTATTTCTTTATAAACCCCTCTGTAGTTCTTACTTTGACATAGAAATCTACAAAGTATCGTCTTGTTTTCTTCTCTACTGGATTATAGTAGGGTATAATGACATTCTCTGATGCCCATTCAAGTACATTGGGCTGTCTATCAAGATACTTCATATATCTTAATTCCCAACTGGAACGATACTCACACTCCTGTAAGTCAGCTACATACTTCTCTTTATTCTGAACTCTATATTTTCCTACTCTTGGCCAGTTTTTCATATATGTCTTATAAATATAGTTATGTAAGTATTTATAACACGGAGAGAGAAAATGGGTAAGGGTATATCAGACTTTAGAGCAATAACAAAAGCATCTTTTGCACGAGCTAATCTATATGAAGTTAGTATATATAGACCCAGTCTTACTTCTAGTTCGCATGATAATCAAAGACTGCATATAAATTGCAAGAGTGCTAATATACCATCTAGGTCCTTGGGTGTTTCAGAACCAGATCAAGGTTATCGTGCATTTGCTGAATCTGGGTTGTTTGAAAATGAAATCAGTTTATCTTTTAATATGAGTGCTGACTTTATGGAGCTTAGATTCTTTCAAGATTGGTTAGATTATATTGTTAAACCAAACTCAAGACATATTGAGTATTATGATAATTATATAGGATCTCTTAAAATAATAAATAAAGATAGAAACCAACAAAAGGCATTACAAACTAATTTTAGGGATGTTTATCCAAAAACAATATCAGCACTTAGTTTAGAGGCAGGACAAGCATCTGAAGTTATGAGTTTAGAAGTGACAATGGCTTATAGAGATTATAAACAAACATGGTATAAAGAACAACGAACAGAACCTAATGTTATACCAGAACCAGTAAAAGTGTATGCTACGAAAACAGTAGATACTGTACGAAATCAAATAAATCCAATGTTGGAATTATCAAAAGAACAATGGAAGTTTCAAGGTGGAGGGCATGACGATACTGACGTAGGAGAATAATAAATAATAACAATATCATTTTTATATTAAGGAGTTAATGAAATGGGATTACCAACAATTGCAGTACCAGAGTATAGTTTAATATTACCATCAACAGAAAAAGAAATAAAGTATAGACCCTTCCTTGTTAAAGAAGAAAAGATTCTTCTTTTAGCTATGGAATCTGAAGATGAAAAACAAATAATGGAAGCTACCAAAACAGTAATTAAAAACTGTGTATTTGGAGATATTGATATTGATACATTAGCTACCTTTGATATAGAATATATTTTTCTTTGGTTGAGAGGTAAATCTAAAGGTGAAGAAATTGAATTAAAATATACTTGTCCTGATTGTAAAAATCCAATTGAATCAAATTTTAATATTGAAGAAGTAAAGATAAATAGGAAAGAAGATCATACTAATAAAATAGCATTAACTGATACTCTTGGTGTAGTAATGAAATATCCTACTATGGATATGCAACAAATAATTGATATGGATAGTGGTGATAAGAATCAAGTTGATTTGATATTTAAAAGTATTGTCACTTGTATAGATTATATTTATGATGAAGAAAAAATATATGCACATAAAGATCATACAAAAAAAGAACTAGAAGATTTCTTAGATTCTTTAACTGATACATATTTTCAAAAAATATCAAAGTTCTTTGAAACAATGCCCACATTAAAACATGTGATAACAATAAAGTGTCTGCATAGTATGAGTGTACCAGACAAAACAGTTGACAAAAAGAATAAGAAAACAAAATCTAAAATCGTTTCGTGTGGTTATACTGAAGAAATTGTACTGGAGGGACTTGCATCTTTTTTCGAGTAGGCCTCTGTGATGAGTCATTGGTTAACATGATGAATACTAACTTTAACATGATGCAACATCATAACTATTCACTAACTGAATTAGATAATATGATACCATGGGAAAGATCAGTATATATTGGATTGTTAGTCGCCCATATTGCAGAGGAAAATGAACGTATTAAAAGAGAGAACAATAGAAAGAGGTAAAGTAGAATGGACATGGAAGCATTTGTAACTAAAGCATTAACTAAAGGAATAACCTCAAGTATGGCTAAAGTCGAAGCCAGCTTTAAACTCCCTGCCCTTAAACAAACTCCTGAAGCTATCAAGAATCTTGAAAGACAAGAAAGAGTGGTAGAGTCACAAATATTCTATTTGAAGATGCAAGAAGGACATATCGGAAAAGCAGATAGACTTGTTGAAAAGCAAATACGTCAAACTAAATTTATGCGTAAAGTACTTGGTGAAGAAAAAAATAATATTACTATAAAAGAAAAACAACTAGAAGCAATAAAATACAAAAAAGATACTGCATCTGGTGGTGTCGCAGAAGCAGAAAAAGGTAGAGCCAGAAGATTTCAAGAAGAGAATATGGTACCCGATCAATACAAACAGGGTACAATAAGAAATAAGATTAAGGGTATGAAAGTAACTGGTATGAATATGCCCAGCATGTTTGATCTTAAAAATAAAGGTATAGCTGGTGCTGCAAAGGGTATGTTTAAAACTGGGGCTGATGGAGATGAAAAATATCAAGAGGAAGTAAAAGCACAACAACATATGGAAGCAGACTTTAAAGGTCAAGATACTGATGCCATGTGGAAACAGAACCAACAACTAGAAACTAAGAAACAGAAAACAAAAAGAGAAAAAGGTGGTTTAGCTAAAAGAGCAACTGTTGGTCTGTGGAAAAGTGCTATGGGAGATGATAGTAAAGCTAGTGAGTCTACACAAAAGAAAAGAGAAAAAAAGAAACAAGAAAAATTAGATAAAAAGAAAGATGCAAAATCTCGTGGTTGGTTGAAGGGTATGTTTATGAACTCCGAAGATGAAAAGAAAGAAAGAAAAGAAGGAGGTATACTTGGTTTCTTTAAAAATCATTGGGGAAAAATACTAATAGGTGCATTGATGCTGTTTATGCCGGCAGAGGTGTTTGTAGGAATTTGGGAGGGTATTAAGACGTTAGCAGCATGGATTATGGGATTAGATTGGAAGGGCATTTTTACCTCTCTTGGTAATGGAATTAAAGGTTTCATTGGTCTGTTTGAAAAAGGTGGTCTATTAGATTGGGCTGGATTTAAAACTGCATTAGCTGCAGCTGGAGTTGCATTATTCGCACTGATGGCTCCATTCACAGCATTAAAATTATTCTTATGGACAATACCAAAAATGTTTCTTGGTCTTGCAGGAAAAGCATTTTCAGGAATGAAAAATCTTTTAGGACTTGGTAAGAAAAAACCTGGAGGATTAGATAGAAAAAAAAATAGATCACCTGAAGATCAAAAAGCTAGAGATAAAAAAGCAAAAGATATCAAAGAACAAAGAGCTAATAAAGATAAGACAAAGACTGGGAAAAAAGGAACAGACTTAGCAAAAAAAGGTGGTAAGGCTGCTGGTAAAGGAACAAAAGCATTATCTAAACTAGGTGGGTTTCTTAAAGTTGGTGTAAGAGGATTAGCTAAAGTTGCAGGGCCTCTTGCAGTTGGTATGGCAGTATTCGATGGTGTTAAAGGTGCTATGAATGCTGATGAAATGTTAGGGAAGAAAAAAGAAGACCTAACTATGCGTGACAGATTGGCTGGTGGTGCTGGTGGTATACTAAGTGGTTTAAGTTTTGGTCTTATAGATGCATCATCAGTTGCAAAGTTTGTTGCAGCTGATCCTGATGCAAAACCAAAAGATACACCAAAGGAAAAAGAAAAGAAAAAACCAATGAGTAAAAGTAGTTTTCTTCAATCAAGAGAATACAAAGATCAAGTTGGTGCTGGTACTAAAGATTATGTAGGTGAGAGTTCAGGTGCAAAGAAAATGGCATATAAAGAATATTTAACGAAGTTTAATGCTGACGAAGAAAAATCTAATGAACTTGATAGCTTGGCAAAACAAGCAATTCAGGGTCCTCGTGATAAAATAGCCAAGATAAAAGGGAAGATGTACAAGAAGAAACAGACGAAGAAGATATGGAAAGACTTTGCAGAAAAAATAAAACAATTTCCACCAGAGTTCCAAGATCAAATTAAAGCAAACTTAAAACCAGATGAATTAAAATGGGTAGATTCGGAACAATATCATGATGGATTATCAGATGAAAAAAAGGCTTCTTTGTCCAAGGCCTCAAAGGCCTCTAGTGGTATTAGTGGTGATGATGATTTTGCAGGAGGAACAGCCGTTATGGTAGGTCAAGGGGAAACAAAAAGAAATATGTTTAATAAAACACAAGGGGAGAATACTGAATTAAAATCAGGACAATCTAGTGGAACTACTATTGTTTCTGCACCTAAAACAATTAATCAACAAGGTAATGCACAAACTGATAACAAGTTTTTTGGAAACAAAACTGCACAAGATCAGAGATTTGCTGATGCTGATATCTTTTAAAGTAAAACCACTGGGGATTTCTCCCCAGTGTCTCTAGTTCTACTGTTCTGCTAACTTCTTAAAGTAATCTAAAGTATCCGTTGCTGGTTCTGGTGCATCTACAGAAGCAATCGGGTCATTAGTACTCTCTTCAATAGTTCCAACGAACTCTGAAGTTCCATCATTGTGATCTACACTTCCAATAACAGTATTGAAACGTGCTTCTAACTCTTGATAAGATTTAAACTTATCTGGAGCTATGATGTCTTGAAGTGAATATTGTGTCTTCCACAACTCTTCAAGTTTTGCATCGTCACCTAACAATGGTGAAGCTGCTGCAAACTCTGACTTATCATAGTTTGCATATCCATCAACTTGACGGATCTTTAATTTAAAGTTTGCACCTTCCCAAAAATCAAACGGGTTCATTGGTGTCTCATCTTTAAACTCTGGATTCATAACACTCTCAATCTTCTCAAAGATTTTCTTACCATAACGAAAGAGAAATACTTTTCCTTCGTTCTCGGCATTCATGCTATCCTCCAGAACAAGAATATTACTATAGTAACTCAACTTTCGTTTTCGTTCTCTAGCAATGTTCTTATCTGATTCAATCCCTGAGTTCCATAAAGCTGTATTTGCTTTTGAAACAGGATCTTCCGTTCCACCTGGATTATTAGTGGTTGGTGTGGTCAATGAGTTCTCAATGTACCATCCACCCTGTCCTTTAAATCCATGAGTCCAAATTCTTACCCATGGAACATCTTCAGCTTGTGGTGCTGGTAGAAAACGAATAACTGCATATCCGTTACCAGTTTTATCTCTTTCACATTTCCAAATACGATCATCACCGTAAGATGGTTTCTCTGAAAGTTTCTCTACTTGTTTGGTTAGATTCTGCAAAGTAGACATACGATTCTTTTGTAAATCTTTAAAACTAGACATAAGTATTTCTCCTTATTTCGTTATATTACTTTTTATTAGTGTTTTGTCCTTCATCATGTACATAACAAACTCTTGGCTCAATAGATGATGGAAGAAGAAAAAAATTACAAGTTTTACATCTCAAGCATTCTTTAGACTGATCTTTACTCTGAGCATTCTTAAAGAATACATAATTATGTAATCCAACTTGACATCTTCTTTCCTCATTTACTGTACTCATAGACCTTTCAGATTTAGTTATTATTTAGTTTATAAACTGTAGCTTTCACTTCACTTCCTTCTTCTCTATACTCTGGATTCTTAACCCATATTCCATTCTCATCTTGTATTAACATTGGAATAGTATCAGATATTATTGTTGGTTTCTTTTCAGCTTCTTTGTCTTGAGAGATATTTACAACTTCACCGTTTCTAAGAACTGTATCTGGTATTGTAATTTTCATTTTGTCCTTTCTATATTGGTGGTTGAACTTCCAATACTTTAACAAGGGGTTCTTCTTCCCCATACTATATTGGTAGTTTAGTAGATTTCTTTTTCATCATATGAAGCTCTTGTGCTTCCATCTCTAACTTATCTTTTATAGACTTATTCAAAACTTTTGCTACTGCTTCTATCTCACCATCAATATTTTCTGTATACTTTAGTATGGCCTCCATATAAGTTATATTATTATTTTTAACTATTTCGTCTATTATTATATTAATATCTGAGTTCATTTCAACACCTTTATTTGGTCACAGATTCCATATCGTTTTGCTTCTTTTGCACTCAACCAAACATCTTGAGGTGGTAATAATAATTCTCTTATTTTTTTCTCACTCAAACCAGTACATTGTTTATAATGTCTAATCATTCTTTGTGTAGTCATTTCAAACTCTTTATTAGCTGCTAGTAATTCGTGTTCCTTTCCCCATGCTCCCCAACTAAACTGATGTGATAGTATAGATGTGTTTGGTGTTAGAGTTCGTTTACCTTTATCTCCTGCAATAAAAATCATAAAGGCTGCAGATGCAACCATACCTAATCCCGTGGTATATATTGGTATAGTTGCTCCATTCATTACATCAATAACTGCAAAAGCTGCATTCAAATCACCACCGGGTGAATTGATTATTATTTGTATTTCTTTTAATTTAGGTTTTGCCCAACACTTAGTTAATATGAATGTAACTAGATCTTTACATGATTCTTGAGTTACCTCTTCCATAAAGAGATAAACTCCTTTTTCTTCACAAGAGGGGGGAGACTTAGCTTCAGCATTCTTTCCAGACATGGGTTTCTCCTCTGTTTTATTCATTAGTAGTTATAAGGATCTACATAAAATATGTGTTCCCCAATTGTAATAACAACTAACATATTCTTATTCCAATAAGGATCTACGTCTTTTGTATGATAATGTGTAGAACCATTTAAAAAATCTTCAACATGCCATCTCTTCCCATAATGAGTAATGTATACACCAGACTTTTGTAACATAGCTCGTGCAATAGCTAAAGATACTCTCCACGGAATGTACTCTAATGGTTTGTCTGGTAGTCCATCACAATACCATGAGAAATGACATTTATGTAAAACAACTTTACCATTTTTCCTAACAGCTTGTTTTACTACTCTACAAACTGAATTTGGAAATCGTTTACTTCTTACTCTGTTAAGTGTGACTAATGCGACTGCGATTTGTCCTTTGGTTGGCTCGTTTCTTGCTTCAAAATAAATATTCTTTGCAAGACAAACAACGTCTTTACTGTAAGTGTTTTCTGGAACATGATCATAGAACATTGCTCCAGTACCAAATATCATCATATAACATAATAAAAATAACTTCTTCATATCTTCACCAAAAATATATTAATCCCCAAATAATTCCACTTAATAATGTAATATCTGCACAAATAGACCATGCAATATATAATTTAAGAAGTAGCTTAGAATGTTTACTTTTTTTTATTCTTGATATTAAGGTCTTCATGGTTTATTTATAAGAATAAAAAACAGGGGCCCGAAGACCCCCATTAAGTGTTATCTACTCTTATCCCCAGAAGTTATCTAACTTCTTTCGGATAGAATAGACTGCCTTTGCACCACCCGTGATATCTGCATTACCAAATGCAACTTCACCAGTAGCAGGGCTGGTATAAATCTCAACCCATCGTGGTAGTCCTGTCAACTCGGACTCAACTCGTGTAATCTTGCGAGCATTCTTACGTCCCGTCTTTGGCATACCATGTTTTGCTGTCATAACCATTTACATCTCCTTAATTGAAATTAACAAAAATTAGTGGTGAACTCTCACCACTTCAATATAACCATTATACCATAATGATTATCATAATGTAAGGAACAACATCCCTTACTAACTAGCTGCAGGAACATCACATGGAAAGGTTCCTGTCATTGGAGCTTTTGGGGATGTATGTTCCAAATAGTCTTTCATTTTATCCCTTTCTGCCTGAGGTGCGTCTGCTGGTACATCTAACAGTGGAGCTCCCGTTGGTACATCCAAAGGTACATCTGTTCGATGTGCATCAGATGGAACACCAGTATGATCTCCATGTGGTGCTACATGTAATGGTGCTTGATGATGTGGAACACTATCATGCACTTGAACTGGAACATCTACATTTTCTGCTGTTGCAAAACTTACAAGATAAAGTCCCACAACTAAAGAAATGCCTATTACAATTTTGTTCATATATTCTCCTGTAAAAGTTTACTTCAATTATAGTAATGATTATTCATTACCAAGTGGAGCGGGTGGAGAGGCTCGAACTCTCAACATCCTGCTTGGCAAGCAGGTACTCTACCATTGAGCTACACCCGCTGACCATTTTGAATACGATACATGACCTCATTACACATTTCGTCAATTGTACCATTATTCTTTATTAATAGATCATAATCATCTGATTCAATATCATTCTCACTTGAATGAGTATTTTCTGTTATAATAGTTTGTGAATCTCTTTCAACATTAATAACAATACCATCTTGACTACGAATCCACTCTGCTTCATTCTTAAAACGAACATCAGTAATAACTACAGTTCTTCCGGGAACACTCTTGATAAACATCTGAGCATTCTTAATCCAGATTTGTTTGTCAAGTCCTCTTCCAACCTCTGTACCAAGTAACTGATAGATTTTCCTTGGGGACATTCCCCAAGGCTCAATAACTTCTTCTTTATTTTCTATCTGTTCTTCAGTAAGATTGAACATAACTCTTGCTCCCTCTTTCAAGGGCTTTGCAAAATAGTAATGAAGACACCTGTACTCTTCACATAAGAATTGACCAAGTGTATCTTTACCACTTCTTGCTTTACCAGATATTCCAATAACTAATGGATTACCTTTTGAATTTGCCAAACCAAAAATAGGGAACATAACAACCTCTTAGAAAAATGGTAATACGATATAAGATAATACTAGATAAACACCTGAACCAATAAAAATTAATTCTACCATAACAATTCACCTCCTCAATTAAAAAATACTAAATAAACAACACCAAATGGTGCAAACAGTGCCGCCAGTCCATAACCTAAAACAATAGATACAAGAACTATTCCTCCAACGGCTTTACAAATTTGTTCCATAACATCTCCTCTCATTTAATATACTACTATTATACCAGATATAACTGGGGAATACAAGGAAGAACTCTCATTGGGGTCTAGGTATCACTTGAGCATAATATTGGTTTAAATAGCCTTAAATACCTCAAATAAGACTGTTAAATGCCTGTTTTTCTTTATTGATTTTCGTACCATGACTCATGCCCTTTGGACATATTAGAGCAATCTAATTTAACTGTAAAGAAATTCTCTTTAACTCGTTTATCCAATGGTTCTACGATAACAGTATTATCACAA